GCAATATGTTCATCACTTAGTGTAGGAAGAAACTCATCTTCAACAATACAAAAGTATGTATGAAATTTAAAAAGACTGTCTTTGCTGACAAATCGTTCTAAAGGAACAGTCTTTTTAATATCAGGCTGTGCGCCTAACTCTTCTTCAATTTCTCTAGTAAGGCCTTGCCATGCTGATTCGCCTGTGTGATTAGTACCTCCTACTAATCCCCAGCAGCCTGCATGTTTACCTGTTGCTTTTTGTAATAATAAAAAACGGTGTGTTGACCTGGCACAGATTAATGCACCACTACAGTCAATTTCTGTTACAGTGCTATTCTCCATTCGCCTCTCTTATATTCGCCTTCAAATGACTTAGTCCACTCTACTCCGTTCCATTTATACTGTGTTCTAGTATAAAAATTCATCTGATACACAATGGTGTCTGTAACATCCTGCGATGAAAATATCACAATCCATTTAGTACCATTCCACTCAATAATGTCATTAGCCACTGCAACTAGATCGCTAGAGTCAGTGCCTTTCCATCCGTCTGCGCCATCAACGTTTATCACATCGCCCATATCTTCTACAATAAGATATCTTGTGCCTGCAACAATAGGTTGATCCGTAGTTTCTTTATTAGGACGTTTAGGATTAAATGTTGTAGGATCTATGATTGCATCAAAATATCCCTGATCTGAAATTAAACGACTTGGTCCGGGTATTTGAGTATTTGACGGAAATGTATCAGTATCCCATACTGCTGACATTACAGTTGAATCTAAAGGATTGATAGTTAGATCTCCAACTACTGTAGTGCCGTCAGGCTGTGTTAAAAATATTTTACTTAGGCCAGCAGTGTATTTTCCTGGAAATTGTGCTATAGCCATCTCCCATGATAACCATGTACCTGGACTAGCTTCATTGCTGGTAATTCTAATATTAGTTTCTTCTACAAAAATATCAAAGTTACCAATGGTAATCTTAGTTGCAAATATAAAATCAGACGGATCTACTTGACCAGATGAATAATCTGTGCCTAAGCCATTAATGTAATCTAACACTGGATCGCTCTTGTTCTGATAAATGTTAGCAACAATATTAGTAATAATACCCAACTTCTTAACCTTAGCCGGCGGACTCAACCATATAGGAGTTGTTAGCGTAAGACTAGCAATGTCAATAGCAGTGCTGGTACCTATAGGAACAGTGCGTGAACTGAATACAACATCACCTAATTCAACAACACTTAAACTAGTCCAGTCAATGTAGTTGTCAGTAGTTTGTATTTCTAAACTAGGGTTGAACAAGGTTAAAATTTGTTCAAGTATTTGTAATTTTTGATCTGTACTAGTGGACCAAATGTCAACTTTAAGACTTAGATTAAACGGCGTGGGCATCAGGCGTTCAACTGTGAACTGATTACCTTGTGCTCCAGTATAAAATGGATTGTCAGGATCAGTACGGTCTATTTCTCGTTCTCTGATGTGCAATTTACCTACGTATGTAGAGTCGCCTAGTCTATCTCTAGCTAGATCTAAATCACTGATATAAACAGCAATACGAGGAGCACTGGCAATGGTATTTTCACTGTTCTGATTAATAATACTTGCTGCCTGCTTGTCTGCATCTCCGTACATTACTGGTACACGTACTAGAGTACCGTCACCGTACTTAACTACAAAGTTGCTGAGTAGTCTTACAGCTTGTGCAATATATCGTCTGATTTGGCCGTCATAAAAATGCTGCATTAGAAATCTGCCTTAGGTTTAAGTGCTTTAGAAACTGCTTGACGTTCAACAACTGTTTCTTCACCAATAACAGTGCTGGTTGTATTATTGATAAATCCTGTCCTATGAGTCTTCCTAGTGTCAGTGTTAGAAAGGGTGTGTCTAACAGCATCTTCTATTTTAACCCAACGCTTGCCGTCATAGCGGAATAGTCTATTAGGCAACATGTCTGTGCGTAGATAGTAATCATTAGGTATAGCACTTCCTGGAAAAGCAATGCCTGAACCAAATGCTGCGCCATTTGCAGGAATGCCATCACCGAGTAAATATCCAGAGTAACCTGAACGTTTTGGCGGTTGATTATTATTACCAGTAAGTGTTGCTGTAGAACTGGCATCAGGCGGCGAAGTAGAGTCATCAACTGTTAGCAGTGCCGGCCTGCCATTTTCATCTACTGCCAATGTAAAGAACTGTTGTGTTTCATATCCGCTCTTAGGAGCATCTGCTTCTGCTTGAGCAATAATAGCATCGTTAATTTCTAAATTTTTAGCATTAGTGCTTAGAATATTTTGCAGAGTGTTACCAGAATACACTGTCCATGCAGTAGTATTGGGCGGTGTCAGTACAGTACCGTTGGGTTCATTGAACCCTGATTTCACTTGGTACAGCACACCAGCTAATCTCACAATTTGACCAGTGAAATATTCGTCAGCATCGACATGGTCACCTACAAAGTTAGCATTTGTATCAATAGGTTTGGTTAGTATATCTGCATACTGCTGACTGTCAACAATCTTTTTAAGTTTTAATCTATATAAGTGCGGATACCATGTCTTACTAAATCCTTCAGCAGCACGGCCCACTTCATCAATGACAAAATAACGAGGCATTGCTACATCAAAATCATTTAAGGCAAATTCATCTTTTAAATGCGGAAGTTCTACGACATCACCTGCTAGGGGTTTACGTCCAATAGTACTGATAAAATCGTTAATATGCACAGTCATAAACACTGTGTCTTGATCAATAAACAGGCCAAATTGACTTAGGTTAAAATCAATATCTAATACATTGTACACGCAACGTAAGGTGTAAACTGATGCATCGTATTTTCTATCACGATTTTCAAGGAACAACAGGTCTTGTATGTTAGTTTCTTTAATAACATCATACTGCGGCTGATCAGCAGTGGCACTGGCATCATCAGGATTTTTTGGTCCAAGATACTTGTGCAAATATAAGTCTGTCCCGCCTACTTGAAACATCTCAGATATTTGACGATCTAAGTATTTGTAGTCGTTGCCTTTTTCGGGCTTGTAAAGTGATAAACGTGGCATAGTCTAGTATTTAGCGCATAAATACTACGGGAGATACAAATGTCAGACAATCCACAAGCTATTAAACAGGGCGTTTTTGATTATTGCCGCACCATGCTAGGTGACGGAATGATTGATGTTGAACTTGACCCTATACATTACGAAACTGCTTTAGACAAAGCTCTGACACGTTTTAGACAGCGTAGTCCTAATGCCGTAGAAGAAAGCTACATGTTTCTAGAACTAATCAAGGACCAAAACGATTACATATTACCTAGAGAAGTTATCAATGTACAGTCGTGCTTTAGACGAACATTAGGATCAAGAACTGGTGGAGGAACTGGTACAAACTTTGAACCCTTCAATCTTGCCTACACTAACACCTACTTGTTAAACTCAACTATGCTAGGCGGAATTGCAACCTACTATATGTTTGCCGGCTATCAAGAAATGATAGGTAAGATGTTTGGTAGCTATATTGAGTTCCAATGGATTCCCACTAGTCGTACATTTAGGGTTTTGCAACGACCATTTAGCGAAGGTGAAACCCTATTATTACGCTGTCAGAACTTTAGACCAGATTACACAATCATAGACGACATCTATGCTAAACAATGGATACGTGATTATTCATTAGCTAACTGTAAAATGATGTTAGGTGAAGCTCGCAGTAAATTTGCATCAATAGCCGGGCCGCAAGGCGGTAGTGCGTTAAACGGTAATGACTTAAAGTCTGCTGGTAAAGAAGAACTGGCTGCATTGGACAAAGAATTAGAAACCTTAGTCAGTGGTGGCACAGGTTATACTTTTATTATAGGGTAATTATGAAAGTACTTGAAATATTATCAGAAACAGTTGATCAACAGTTTGATATTATTGAAGAAATGGTTGAACAACTGGCATTAGAACATGGCGTAGATGCTGAAGTCATATGGGAAGACTTTGAAAGTGTAGATGATGATCTATTGTTAGAAACGGCTGCATGGAGACGTTCAGCTGGCAAGAGTAAGAAAGGCGGCTTAAACGCCAAAGGTGTTGCTAGTTATCGTCGTGAGAATCCAGGTAGCAAACTGCAAATGGCAGTGACCACTAAGCCTAGCAAACTAAAGCCAGGCAGTAAAGCAGCAAAACGTCGTAAGAGTTTCTGTGCAAGGATGGGTGGTGTTAAAGGTCCTATGAAGAAACCCAACGGCAAACCTACTCGTAAAGCTCTAGCACTACGTAAATGGAATTGTTAAATGAAAGTCTACGACATTATTACAGAAGTAGCTCAACCCAAGCCTACTAAGAGGCAAAGTCAATCTAGTAAGGGCATGAATATCTACGGTGATAAAGAAAGGGCTGACAGCACCTATGTAGCATTTAAACTTGGACAAGCAATGGCCAGTACTGACGGCAAAACTAAGCCAGAAATTGATGCTAAAAGTTGGTACGGTAAAAAGAAAACAGTACATCCATACACTAAAGAAGAGCAGGAGATGTTTGTTCAAGCTGCCAAAGCAGTCGGCGCTGACGTAGAAGATTTAAATCACGGGGACATGCGCAGTTTAGAATTGGATACAACTAACAAAGTAAGTCCAGTTGCCAAGATTAAAACGAACAAATACGGGGTCTAATCACTCTTGACAAGCTGACAAAAATCCTGTAATATATATTATCACTGGAGATAATATGATCATAGGCTTCGTTGGATTTATTGGTTCAGGCAAAGACACTGCCGCAGACTACTTGGTTAACTTTCACGGATTTCGCCGTGACTCATTTGCAAACACATTGAAAGACGCGGTAGCAGCCGTATTTGGTTGGGACCGCGTTCTGTTGGAAGGGCGTACAAAAGAAGCTCGCGAATGGCGAGAGCAACGTGACGAGTGGTGGAGCGATCGTCTAGGTAAAGACATTACCCCACGACATATTCTACAGTACTGGGGAACTGAAGTCTGTCGCCAAGGATATCACGATGACATCTGGATTGCTAGTTTAGAAAATAAAATGCGTAAAACAGGCGATAACATCGTTATCAGTGATGTACGTTTTCCTAATGAAATCAAAGCTATTAAATCTGCAGGCGGCCAAGTAGTACGTGTTATTCGCGGCGCTGACCCAGAATGGTATCAAGATGCATGGAATGTAAATCAAGGTCCTACTAACATGACCTGGGCTGTGAGCAAAATGCGTATGGAACAACGAGGCATTCATGCTAGCGAAACAGCATGGATTGGCAAGGGAATTGACCTTGAAATAGATAATAACGGATCAATTGACCAGTTATTTGCACAGATTAAAAATCTGGTGTCAGAGCCCCTTGACGCCACTGAAAACCTTCCTTATGAAGAGTCCTCTGACAGTTTGCACACACTGTCTTGAGGTTAGTAGGGCGGGAGTTATTTAGATTCCCGTCTACATGGAACACATTAAACTGTTCCTTGTGTTTGCTCTTATAGCCGCATTTATCGCACAGTGACTTCATGCGATATCCATCCTGATGCCACTTAGGCATACCTTTACCTATACCCCCATATCGTGTACAGGTTTCGCATTTAGAGCGATAATACACTCTACCTTCCTTACGATAGTTAATAGCAGCAGGTCTAAGCCCGCATCCGCACAGTGGTCTTGTCATCGTGTATTTAGTTGCCCTTTTTGACCCCTTTTTGGTGTGTTATAACTAGCCATTTTTAGATTTTATCAATAAATACTAGTAGAACAAAAACCTTAGGAGATTCCAAAGATGGCATTAAGTTCACCAGGCGTAGAAGTCAAAGTAATTGACGAATCATTTTATACACCAGCGGCACCGGGTACAGTACCTTTAATTATTGTAGCTACTGCTGAAAATAAAGCAAACAGCGGAGCTTCCGGAACCGCCCCGGGTACACTTAAAGCTAACGCTGGAGAAGTTTATCTTCTAACAAGTCAGAGAGATCTTGGTGACACATTTGGTGATCCAATCTTCAAGACAGACGCAAGCAATAATCCAGTTCATGCTGGTGAGCAAAACGAATACGGTCTACAGGCTGCGTACAGTTTACTAGGTGTTAGCAATCGTGCATTTGTTGTACGTGCTGATCTAGACCTAGCGCAATTAGATGCCAGTGCTACAGAACCAGATGCAAATCCTGCAAATGGTACACACTGGTTAGATACTGTTAATTCAAAGTTTGGTATTTTTGAATGGAATGGTGCTTCTATTGCAACCACAGGCGGCCAGAAATTTACAAATAAAATTCCTCGCGTTATCACTGACCCAACTAAAGTTGACGGTTCAGGCGCACCTTTAGCATCAGTTGGTGCAATCGGAGACTATGCCATTGTTATGGTTGAGGACGCAGCCGCTGATAATCCAGCACTGACAACACTACACCCTGGTACAATTTGGTACAGAAGTCGTGGTATTGCTATTGGCCAAACTGCCGGACAATGGGTAGAAGTAGGTACTGATGAGTGGTTTAAATCATGGCCAGCAATTACTAGTAAAGTAGTTACAGTTCAACCTACGGATGGTGATACATTTACTATTAATGCAACTACAGTTACAGCAGGCACAACACTAACTAGTGTTAGAGACAATATTAACCTAGTAATGGATGGCACTGGTATTAGTGCAGCCGTAGTTAATGGAAAACTAGAAATTTACAGTGACGGCCAATTAGATGGCGCTGCCGCTGACACTGATATTAGTAATGCTATTGTTATTGCTAATGGAAGTGGTACATTAATTGGTGCTAGTGGTGTGTTAGGCATCACTGCAGGCACATACTATGCTCCAAGATTACAGATCAAGCCGCATACTCAAGTACCGCAGTACAAGAGTTCAGCTGGCAAGGCTCGCCCAACAGGGTCAGTTTGGATCAAGACTACTGAACCTAATCTAGGTGCTCAACTAAGTGTCAAGCGTTGGAATGAAACTACAACAGCTTGGGAAGCAGTTACTGCTCCAGTATACGCTGCTGGGCACGAGGCAATTTACGGATTAGATGCCGCAGGCGGTGGCGCAAATCTAGCATCAGGCCAAGTGTATGCTCAGGCAAATATGACAGAGCAAGATGGCAGTGATGGCACACCTCGTATTGCAGACGTTAAGTTATGGATTCGTGGAGCAACCGGTGCAACAGTTATTCAATCAGCTAAGATTGGCGCAACTGGTATTTCAGGTGCTACTTTACGCACATTCACACTAGCAGAAAGTCTAGTAGGAGAAACTACGCTAGCCGCAGCCAAGACAATTTCATGGACTCCTGCTCAAACAGCAGCAGACGCAGATTTGTTAGCTACTGCTATTAACTCAGCAGGATTTACTAACATTGAAGCAGAAGTTGATACACAAAATCGTGTGTTGATCAAACACAGACTAGGCGGAGAGTTCCGCATGGCAGAAGGTACGGGCACTCCATTAGTAGATTACGGCTTTGCAGCTAGAAACTACGAACCAAGTTCTGGTACATTTGGCCAAGGCACTGCATTCTTAACATTAGCACCATCAGGTGATGCACTATATGATTTTATTGCCAGCAACTGGGTACCGCTAGTTTATGTAGCTAGTGCAGACGCTCCTAGCAGAATTCCTGCAGATGGTACACTATGGTATAGCTCAGTAATTGATGAAGTTGACATTATGGCTCACAATGGAACTACATGGGTAGGTTATCAAACTTTATTCCCAACTACTGACCCAGAAGGTCCACAAGTTGCTGCTACTGCTCCAGAAACACAAAGCGATGGTACAGTATTAGTTACAGGTGATTTATGGATTAGCACAGCTGACATGGAGAACTTCCCACAAATTTACAAATATAATGCAGATTTGGAAGAAATTTATCCTGTAACAAAATGCTGGGTACTAGTTGATAAAACTGACCAAAGCTCAGAAGATGGCGTATTGTTTGCTGATGCACGTTATAATACCAGCGGTGTAAACAGTTACGAAGCTGGAACAATTACAGCACTATTAACTAGTAATTATTTAGATCCAGATGCTCCAGATCCAGCACTATATCCTGAAGGTATGTTGTTATGGAACCTACGTCGCAGCGGTTACAATGTAAAAGCATTTGCACGTGACTCTATTGATCTTGCTGGTACAAATCCAAGAGCTAATGATGCATCAATGGCATTATACTACGAACACCGTTGGGTTACTGTTTCAAATAACCAAGCAGACGGTTCAGGTAGTTTTGGACGCAAAGCACAACGTGCAGTAGTCGTTAAAGCTCTACAAGCAACTGTTAACAGCAACCAAGGCATTAGAGATGAAGATTCAAGAATCTTTAACTTACTTGCTTGCCCAGGTTATCCTGAGCTTACTGGCGAGTTGATCAGCTTGAACTACGATCGTGGCTTAACAGCGTTTGTTGTAGCAGATACACCAGCACGTTTAAC